GGTATGGGTGGCGGTATGGGTGGTGGAATGCCTCCTCCCGGCGGTATGGGTGGACCTAATTTTTCAAGTAATTCCCAAATTCCACCAGATCAGATGGGTGCTTTTAATGCCCAAATGGGTAACGGTTCCAATCCTGCTGATACAGATGAAACAAATGTCTCCCCAAGTGAAGGTGGAACTGATAAAGAGGATATTGACAAGGCACTTGAAACACTTGAAGATCAAATCGAAAACTTCAAGTCACAAGATGAAGATAAGGGACAACAGATTGAAGATCTTATCAAACAGCTTAAAGATTTAGTTGGTAGTGTTTCTGGAGATGAAGAAGAAGACGAGGATGAGGGTGAAGGCGAAGATGAGGATGAAGACAACAAAGATAAGAAGAAGAGTTCTGATAGAGGAGCACCAGAGATGAATGCTGGTCCAATGGGTGGATCGCCTTCTAATGACATGGGTGGAAATGAACAAGGCGGCAATGACATGTCCGGTGGCGGTGGTGGTATGGGAGGCGGTGGTATGGGAGGCGGTTTCGGTGGCGGCATGGGAGGCGGTGGCATGGGCGGTGGCATGGGCGGCGGTGGTATGGGTGGAGGCATGGGAGGTAGTGGCATGGGAGGTGGGTACGGCGGTATGTAATTAAATATTAAATTAATTTTTAAAGGATTGAATTATATGAAAAAATGTGCTGTGTTTATAGAAACAAGGATAGATAAAAATTGCAGAAATGTAATATATCAGCACATGAGGCATTTAAATGATTACAAGTTAATTATAATTACAACAGAGATAGCTTGGCAAAAGTTTTATAATAAAATAAACTGTTATTTTATTTCTACAGATAAAATTAACAGTACGGAAGATTATAATTTCTTCCTAACCAATCCTAAGTTTTGGCAATTTTTTATGGATTTTGGTTTTGATAGAGTCTTAATATTTCAACATGATTCATATTTGTTAAAAGACAATATGGATGATTATCTACCATATGATTATGTTGGTGCTCCTTGGAACTGGCAGGAATATGGTGGAAATGGAGGATTGTCTTTACGAAATCCTGCAACTATGCATTCTATTTGTGTAAACAACAAGTATAATCAGCATGAATCAAATGAAGATATTTATTTTTCAAAATATATGCATAAAAATCATTTCAAAACTCTAGCTCCTAGAGATGTTTGTAAAAAGTTTGCTGCTGAAACAATATTTGAAATGGACACTACTGGATACCATGCTATAGACAGATATTTTACACCAGAACAAGTTAAAAGGATAAAATCACAGGAAGTTTTATCACCTGTGAAAAATTCTTATCCTTTAACATTCTTGTAAAATTATTTGTTGATTTGGACTTCAACCTTTTTGTTTCTTCTTGTTAAGTTTGCTGTAATTAACTAATTTGAAACGCAATTTACCTTTAACAACAGGGCATAAGACTTTTTCCAAAAACTCATCAACGCCATCAATGCCTTTTTTCTCAAAAATCATTTTAAGTTGTTTGTATTTGTCATCAAATTCTTGATTTAAATTGTCTCTCCAATTATGTTTAGCAATTTTTCTTCTATTGTTAAAAACAATATCATTTCTTCTTTCTCTCTTCTGCCGAACTTCTGGAGGCATTTCCTCAATCTCATAGTTTACTTTTTTAGGTAAAATGAAAATTTGTGCATATGGTTTACCTTTTTGGAATATTTGCTGCTGACCTTCTAACGGCGATTTAAATACAACAAAGAAAATACTACTCCAAAATTCTCCATGAATATGACCCGGAACAGCACACGGAGTTGACCAAGTTGGGTCTGTATAAAAACTAGGATGTGGTTCCACTCTGATAATGTGTCCCGGCGGCGGCTGAATGTCTAAACTTGATGTGAAACCATAATGACCTTCTGCAAACAATCCAAATGGTGGAATTGTTGAATATTTTACATTCAATTTTTCTTTAGACCAATCACCATCAAATATAATCTTTCCACCAACATTCTTTACTATCGTTGTTGTTTCAAAATGATATATTAATTCCAATCCATATGTGCTTCCATCAACAAATGGTAGGCAATGGAAAGGCTGTGCCTTGCTTCCATTGGTATGGTCATTGGATTCCCCAGCAAAACCGGGAATTTCAATCTTGATCTTACGAGGACTAATGCTAGTGCCGTAAGTACGATACAAGACTTTAGTTTTCTTTTCCATAATTTATTACAGTAAAATTAACACAAATAAGACTAAATAATTTTATGTCACCTACAGGTCAAAATCCGAATCATTACGAAAAACAAATTAATCCATGCCCAGATTTAGGTTTGTTAGGAAGATCTAACAACCAAGATCCACCTCCCGGTATGGATTGCCGTATGCAACCAGACAATCAAAATAATGTTGGAGATAATGGTGCAGCAGATTGGTTAAGAGACAATTTCGTTGATAACCTTGGCAATGGATCAGCTAATAATTGTGATCCAATGCAAGCAGGAAAAATAATCAACGAACCAGCAAGTGAATTAAATGAAAATACAGTTTACAGGTATTCCAAAGCATTAAGAGGCACTGACGAAGGTGTATTGGATTTATTCAGAAATATTGTAGTAATTGACGAAGATGGAAAAGCACACCAAGTTCCAACAATATGGGCAACACAAGAAAGAGCAATTGCTGCAATTTTACAGAAAAATGTTCGTAAAGATGAAACCCTAGTTGTAGATAGGGTTCAATTACCAATGATTGCAATTAGTGCAACAGGATATGAATTTGATACAAGAAGATACACATATCATCAAGCAATAAGCTATGTTGAAGCATATACAGGCAATGCTCCAGACAAAAGTCCAAAATACGCAAACAGAAGTACACTTTTTGGTGTTTCAAGAGGAATACCAATCAATATTAGTTATACGATGTATGCATGGACGATGAATCTTGAAGATATGAACCAAATAATGGAACAAATAGTTACAAAATTCAGTTTGGTAGCATACATAAAAGTCAGAGGAGTTTCTCAGGAAGTAATTGTAAAGTTAGATTCTATTGCCAGCAATCTTGAAACAGAACCGGGAGATGCAGCGCCTAGAGTAATAAAGTTTCAGTTTGGATTAACAGCAGAAACATTTGTACCTATGCCAGCAAAAATTTACGATTCTTTAATTAAGGTGGTAAAAGCAGATTTGGTAAACTCTGTAGATGAATCAACAATTACTGAAGTTTTAGCTAAAATTGAGGAGATAGCACCTAAGCCATGATAGAAATCACAAATATTTGCAAACATCCAATTCAAATTATCATCAAGAGTAGAAAAAAAGTTAATTCTTTTACAACCTTAAATATTCCCGGAGTTGGAGCAAAAAAAAATATTTATAATTTGGAAGATGAAAGGTCTACCGTATATATAGAAAGAGTAGAAAAAATGGGACTTATTAGAACTAGATATATACCAAATAATATTTTGACTGAAGGAGAAAAGTAAAATGGCAACTTTACGAGGCTTCCCTGCAAGCAACACAATCAGCCCCTCCGTGAGAATCACAGAAACTGATTTAACTTTCGTTAGTCCAGTCACTAGCTTCCATAGGGTTGCTTTGGTTGGTTTCGCTAGCAAAGGACCAATTAACACTCCAACTAGTGTTACAACTTTAACAGATCTTGTTACTAAGTTTGGAAATCCACATCCAGATTCAAGTGATCCATATTTGATTTATGCGGCTCAACAAATCCTAAAAGTTTCCAGCGAAGTTATCATCACAAGAGTTGCTGATACAGATCCAACTAGTAGCACTCAAGCTGTAGCAGCTTCAATTGATGTTCCAGCAACTGGTGGCATAGTTGATATTATTGGTGATCAGACTGGTCCTTATGTATTTGCTGTTAACAGTTACTTTAGCTGGAAGCTTAATGGAATTCTTGCAAGTAAAATTCTTGTTGTTGAAGCTAACACTTATACATTAACTCAACTTGTTACCGAGTTAAACAACCAACTTGATTTTACAATTGATGGTATCATGTTTGTAGAAACAGATAGTGACACATTGGGTCTTAAGTCTGTTTGGGCTTATGGAACAGCATCTTCTATTGAACTTGTGTCACATCAAGATTCTATTTATGGTGGCGGAAGTAGCATTGTTGGCATGGGAACAAGCATGACAAGAGCTGCTCTAGAAGGAATTGAAACACGTTATCCAAAAGACACCTATACATCAGCTGGTACTTGGAATTTCACTGGAATTGGTACAGATGTTCTTTCCAATGCTCTTCAGATTGTTATCACTGGAACAGGAAATGTTAACTTTGATGATGTAGTTCAAGTCATCGATCTTTCAGCACTTGCTAATGATACTTGGTCAACTGCTGAAGTTTTTGATGAAATTGAAAATCAAATTGATTCTGAAGGTCTTGGTGGATTTGAAGTTTATCTTTTTGGATCTTCTCCTAATCAAACAATTTCTTTCAGAACCCTTGCTTATGGAGTTGGTAGCAGATTACTTGTTAAGCCAGAAAGCACACTTGATGTTATTTTTGGTTTGAGCAATACAACTGCTGTTGGATCTTCTCCTACAAGAGTCAGTGGAGGCGGCGTTACCGATCAAGGAGGTATAGTAACTGGTAGTTCTAACTCTTCCAGTAATGTTACCTTTACCGTATTTGCTGACAGCCCCGGTATTGAAGGCAATGAAACAAATATTGTTATATCAACAAATACTTATGATGGCACTTTCCAAATTCAAGTTTATAATAATGGTCAACAAGTAGAAGCTTGGGGTAATTTGACCAAAAACAAACTTTCTAATTTCTATGTTGAATCTTATCTAAATACAGTAAGTAATTTTATTAGAGTTACTGATGATGTAAGTGTTCCTGCTCCTCCAGCTAATACTAGTGCTACTGGTCTAGCTCTTAGTGGTGGTAATGATGGAATTCCACTTGATCCAGATAATCAAGATTCTTTGATCATCGGTAATCCAACAGCTGGTACTGGTCTTTATTCTTTGTCTGAACCAGATCAAATTGATATTGATCTTATTGCTACCCCCGGTAGGAGTTCTGCTGCTGTTATCAGTGCGCTGATTACCGTTTGCGAATCTTACCGTCAAGATGCTCTTGCAATCATTGACCCTCCATTCGGTCTTTCTGTTAATGAAATAATTAACTGGCAAAATGGCACACATCCTTTAAACACCACAAGATTAGATACAGACTTCGCAGCTCTATACTATCCTTGGGTTGATATTACCGATACATTTAATAGTATTAATGTGTGGGTTCCTCCTTCAGGATCAGTACTTGCTGCAATTTGCCAAAGTGATTCAATTTCTGGTCCTTGGTATGCTCCTGCTGGCTTGACCAGAGGTGTTGTCCCAAATATCAACAATGTATTTACTAGACCAAGTTTGACTGAACGTGATTTGATGTATGGCAACAATAATGCTATCAATCCAATTATCACATATCCTGATATTGCTGGATTTGTAATCTGGGGGCAGAAGACTCTTCAAAGAGCACCAACTGCTCTTGATCGAGTAAATGTTCGTAGAATGTTGTTCTATGTTGAAAAGAGCATTAAGAGCGTTGCAAAGCAATATCTGTTTGAACCTAATAATGCAGCAACAAGGTCATCATTCATAAACGCATGTTCACAAATTATGACTAGGCTTGTAGCAAACAATGGTGCTCAAGACTTTGTAATTAAATGTGATGAAGAACTTAATACTTCAGATGTTATTTCAAGAAATGAATTAAGAGCAAGAATAGGTATCGTACCAGTTTATGCTATTGAATTCATCTTCATTGAATTTAACTTAACAAGGTCATTATCGTAATTATAACAACTAGAAAAATACAAGGGAGGATTGATGGCTAATACTATTAATAATATGGGCATAGGACAACTTGGCAATGTTTCTTTCAAAAGAAAATACAGATGGGTGTTTTCTGTTGAAAACATTGGTGGTGGTGGAACCGGAAGCTTTGGTGTTTCAGGCAAGTATGTAAAGACTGCTGCTAGACCACAGCTTGACATTGAAGAAACTGAAATCAATTTCTTGAATGGTAAAACTTGGATTCCCGGCAAAGCAACATTTAATGAAATTCAATTTACCTATTACGATGTTGCTGTTCAAGGTGATCCAACTGTTGCAAATCTTTTCAGATGGATTAACAGAGTTTACAATTTTACTTCTCCAGCCAATGGAATTGCAAACTCATTAGAGATTGCTGCAACACAAAGAAGTTATGCATCAGATCCAAGCGGTGCAGGCATGGGTTATGGTGGTATTGGCAAACTTATTCTTCTTGATGGTTGCGGTTATGTTTTAGAAACTTGGACTTTGGTTAACTGCTGGCCGAAGTCTATCGACTTCGGCGATCTTGCTTATGATTCTAATGAAGAATGTAATATTGCATTAACATTAAGGTATTCATACGCTAAGTACGAAAGTGCATGTTCTGTTCTTAATCCAGAATTGTGCAATACTCCTGTTTGTGGTGTTGGAGTAGGCGCTAATCTGTAAGGAATAATAAATTATGCCTAACATGGGTATCGGGTTTGCATCTTCTGTTGTTTTTAAGAAAACAAACAATTTTATAATGCATATACCAGACATTACTCATGTTGGAAATAGTTCAAATCGTGTATATAACAGGGTCTTGCTTGAAGAAAGATCAGCAAGACCCAGTGTTTCATATAAAGAAATTCAAGTAGATCATTTAATAGAAACTGTATATTTTGCTGGAAGACCTGATTGGAAACCTATAAAAATAACATTGTTAGATATTGCAAAAAATAATCCTGTTTTAAGTTGGTTTAAATGTAATTACGATGTTCAAAGAACTGGTATTAATTACTTTGGTGGTTTAGCTCCTAATTTCAAAAGAAATGTTCAAATATTTATATTGGATAGTTGTGGTTATGTTTTAGAAGCATGGAATTACATGAATGCTTATCCACAAGATATTGATTTTGGCTCAACAGATATGAAAAATGGAGAGATCATGAAAGTGGAATTGACTCTCAGATACGACAGGGCATATTGGGAAGCTTGTAGCCCTAATTTGCTTGCTGTTGCATCGCAATATATGCCACCTTAAGCATCATTCAAAGCTTGGTATTCATCTGGCTCAAGAAATTGATCTACTTCAAGAACTTTACGACATTCTTCCAAAAATGTTTCTAATTCTTTATTTTTCATATTAAGAATACGGCAAGCACCAGATTTATTTAATCTGCCCTTTTTTGTGTATGCTAAATTTTCATTTGTAAGTAATAAGTTTATTTTTTCTTTAAGATAGCTATTTTCAAGAATATGAAGAAGTTCGGTATTTTCAACACCTTCCAAAAACTTGTTCTTCATGAAATTGCTCCAAGAGGATAAAAGTAAACTAGTAAGTTAAACGTCAATATATCAAAACATAATTTTAAATCAAATTCTTTTCATAGGAATTTCTTTACTCATTTTGTTAAAATAAAATTCTTGGTATCGCTTTTTCAGTTCTTCAAAATTTTTGTTAGATCTATAAATTTGTCTTAAGTGATGAATTAGACAAGTTGTCAGAAAGTTAAAAGCTTTACTTCCACGATGGGGATCAAAGCGTTCAATCTTAGAAAAGCATATAAATACACCTTCTTGAACAGCATCATCATAGTCTATTTTTTGAAAATTCCTAAATCGAACAATATTTTCCGCTAAAATAAAAAATTCTTTCGCTAAATTATCTTGGCTTTGCTTTAAAATCTTTTCATTTTCGATAACTTTTTCTTTATCAAAAATCAAAATGGGGGTTGCTACATTTTTTTTATGAAATTCACAATCCTGTTGAAGCAATTCGTATTTCCTTTTATTCTTTTTAGCTTGCTGGAAATCAATAATATTTTTTTCAAGGTATTTGTTATCAAGATAATGATTACTCATATTACAAATATAGTGTGACTCTATGAAAATAAATTGTGCAATAATTGTCGATTCTTTAGAAAAGAAGGAAGAATGCTTAATAAAATTTGATAATATATCAAATATAACATTCTTTACTTTTGATAATAAAATAAAATCTTTAGATTTACTTAAAAGTAAGAAAAATTTATTTTCAGAATTAGATTCATTTTTCAAAGGTGATATTTTTTGTATTCTTCAGCCAGATGAAACAATTATGTTTTGGGATGAAGAAGAAGCTTTAAAATCACATTATAATTTAATTGTTGACAAGTGGATTATAAAGGTAAGGAGAAGTAATGTTAAAAATCCAGAAGTATCAAAAATATTTATAAGAAGCTCTTTCCAGAATGTAAAAATGTTTAATGATGATTGGTATAACTTATATTCTGATGATAGCAATTTTTTATCAAAGCTAGAAGAATATATTTTTATAAATGATCCTATGCAGAATGAATTGTTTCTAATTTATCAATATGTTTTTGAAAAATTGAAGACAAGTAAACATGACAAAGATTTAGTTGAATTGATACGATCTGTGATTAGAAAATATCCATTTTTTGTTGAATTAATCAATCTTTGGGGTGATTATTTATATGAATCGCATTTATTTGTTGATGCTAGGACATGCTATGAGAATGCTCTGAAGATGGCAGAATTCAGAACAATTTACGATTTTATGCCAATGATTCCCAGAATGCACAAAAGTCATCCTGAGAATATGTTGGCTAGTATAGAAAAATTAATATTAAAATATGATAACACAATTTGATTAAAACAAATTGTCAAGTTCATTGACAACAATTGTCACTTGATCTTCATATCTTGTGATAGCAATTTGCTTACGTCCATGAGGAAGCTTTTTCATTTCTTTTTCGATATCACCAATTGAGCAGTTAATCACACGCCAATTGTTCTTGGAGAGGCGTTCAATTTCTTCTTCTTGAGACATAACTTCCTTGCCCGGAAAATAAGCAAGTACTTGATCTTTTGCTTCTTTGATGATTTTCTTATAAAGTGGCACATTACAAGAACAACTAGGATTGTTGATGAATTTTTCAACTTCTGGATTCAAAGATTCTGGCAATTTGCTACGAAAGTTTTCATCTTTCATAGCAGATTTGATATCCATCAAACTAACATAATTCTTAGATTGATTCTGGTTTTGTTCGCTCATTCTTCTTTCCTCTTAAAGCATGACCACAGCTTATACATTTATAAAGAGTGTTTTGTTTAACAAATTTCTCTTTGTCTGTTTCTTTTTTCATAATAATATTCTGAATTTCTGATCTTGAAATTTTTGTTAAACTTTCAAGATCTTTCTCTAAATATTTTTTACCACAGTTGTCGCAAATTGTGTGCATATTACTCCGAAATTAAACTATTAGCTTCTAAGTAAGTTTGGTAAAACGCACAGAAAGTTGCAAAGAAACTAGTTGCACATCCACCAAGGAATATCAAAGGAAGCTTATGCCAATCCCATTCATTAAAAACGTACATAAGTGTTGTTGTGAAAATTCCTGCCCAAAAGCCTGTACATTGATAGCAATTAAGACCTTTCATCAGGAATGTCCAGATGTATGGCTTAATTAAATCTTTAAAAGCTCTGCCAATATCTGACTCAACAATAATGTTAGTCATGCCAATGGAACCAAAGACCCAAAGAATAATATCAAACATAATCACCCCGTTGTTATGAGAACTGAAACCTTGTTGCCTTTTCTGTAAAGGCACATATCTTGTATATTAGTGTTAACAGGCAACTGTAATTCAAAATCATCAATATTTCCGACAACATTTTTGTAAGGATTAAGTTCCATCTTCATAATTTCAACTGGGAACTTAAATATTTCAGATATTTTTTCAATATCTTTGTCTGTGATGGAATTAATAAAATCCAAAATAGATCTTATTCCCAAGCTTTTCATTTGAGGGATTTTTTGTGCTAATTCCCATGAATCAAAAAGATGTTTGTATTTTGGCAACGAACTTTTTACTAAACTGTTTTGAAAAATTAGCTCAGCAACATTGTGAAAACCAATTTGTATCATAAAAAATCTCCTATTACAATATAGTTTTAAACTAATAACACTAACTTAAATTTAAGTTTATGTAATAAAAAAAAGGGGAAATAATGGCTGATGAAATTTTTAGACCACAACGACCTACTAATACGCAAAATGTTCCAAGAGAACAATCACTTGATTTGCCAGAAAACCATCCATTAAGACAACAAACCCCTTCAGAATTCAACAATTTGCCTCCCGGTGTTATAACAGGTCAGATTCCACCACAATTTAGACAACAAATGTCTGGTGATGGAAATCCTAATTTTGCTCAATCAAAAGTGCCTGTAGATATCCATACAGCTATGGCTATGATGAATGGTAATCCAGACCTTACTGCAATTTTGAACACACTTAGACAACATAGTGCTAACTATGAAGAAATTTTATTGCCAAGTAAAGGTAAGTTTTATGATGGCACAGATGGACCTATAAACGGAATTATTCACATTCGACCAATGACAGGAGAAGAAGAACAAATTCTTGCTACGCAGCGATTTATTAAAAAGGGAATTGCTATTAACATGATTTATAGCAAATGCATTCAAGAAAACATTAAGCCAGAAAATCTTCTTACTCTAGATAGAACATTTATTCTTATTTATCTTCGTGGTATCAGCTATGGCACAGATTATGAAATTCAAGTCAAATGCCCTGAGACTGACAAGCAATTTAACTCTACTATCGATTTAGATACCCTAGAAGTCGTCAGGTGCCCCGATAGCTTTGGACCTGACAGTCTCTCCGGTGTATTGCCGAAGAGCGGTTTTAGGTTCAATTACAGGCTTAGCAGAGGCAAAGACGAAACAGATCTACAGAATTATAAAGAATCTAAGATAAAGTCATTTGGTGAAACTACATCAGATGATACTTTAACATATAGAATAGCTCAACTTATCAACAGTGTTGAAACGATTACTGATAAAGAAGAATTGAAAGTTCTGATTAGAAGTCTTCCTATTCAAGATGTAAATTACATAAGAAACATGATCAATGATCCTCCTTTTGGAATGGAGACAAAAATTTCAATTTTATCTCCATATTCCAATGAAGATTTTGACATTGATTTACCGCTTGATTCAGGTTTTTTCTTCCCACGGAACAAGAAGGCGAATTAAGTCCAAGCCTGAAGTTGTGGCAAGCATTGATGGATGAAATGTTCTTTTTTCTCTATCATTTGCGTGTCCAAAAACAAGACTTTATGCAATTAGCAATTGCAGAAAGAAAATATATTATTGATAAGTTTGTTGACCAAAAAACCAAGGAAAGAGAAGACCAAGAGAAGGCATACAAATCAGCAAAAAGGAAATAAGAATGGCTATTAAAGAAAGATATCAGAATCCAGTTCCTAACGATACAGTTAATTTACGTTTATTCGTTTATAATCAAAATTCTTTTTCAGATGTTCAATCTATTGAAAAAGTAGAAATTTACAAAATCCCAGATAATGCTTCAATTAATGATCTTTCTCAAGGAACACTTTTTCGAACAATAAGTCCACCAGACATCAAGCAAGATGCTACTGGAAAATATTATGTTGATTTGTTGGCAGAATATCCTTTGTTTACAGTTGGAAAGTACGTTGATGTTTGGTATATCACTTTCTCAAGTGAAGAAGGCATAAACGAAGTAATCAACACATTTAATCTTTATCCTGATCTTTGGTACACAACACCAATTCCTGTTGTTTATGATTTTAGCTTTGTATTTCGTCCAAATCGTTTGAGAAAAGGTTCAAAGCAATATATTATTTGTCAAATAACGCCTAATGTGCCAAAAGGCACAGATCTAGGTCGATATTATGAAAATCTAATTATTAATTCAAATGTGAAGATTAGCATGGAATTAAACTGTGGAAATTGTGTTCCTGCTGAACAAGACTTAAGATTGATACTTGATAATGTTTCCACAGATTACCGAGAAAAGAATTATGCTTATTACTTGCTCGATACAGTTGATTTAGAAGCAGGTATCTATAATGTTTGGTTTACAATGGAAATGGGTGAAAACACATTCATCTCTGATCGTATGAATTTACAAATCTTCACTTGACAATCATATAAGCACTCTTTACCATAAGATCTCCACACAAGGAGGTTATTATGAATTTGGTAGAAAAGTTAAAAAAGTATTTTAACTGCGGAATGAATGTTCTTCTCACAGGAGAACATGGAGTTGGCAAAACTTCTATAGTAAAACAAGCTCTTGAAGAAAACGGTTTGATTCTAAATGAATCATGGCTTTATTTCTCAGGAAGTACACTTGATCCATGGGTAGACTTCATAGGAATTCCTAAAGAAGTTGAGTACAATGGCAAGAAATGCATTGAAATTATTCCCCCAAAAGCTTTTGTCAATGAAGGCAAAATAGAAGCAATTTTCATTGATGAGTTAAATAGATCTCCAAGCAAAATTAGGAATGCTATACTTGAATTATGTCAATTCAAATCAATCAATGGTAGGAAGTTTCCTAATCTTAAAGTTGTATGGGCAGCTATTAATCCTGATGATGAGGAGAACACATATGATGTAGAAAAGCTTGATCCAGCACACAAAGATCGTTTCCATGCCAATCAGATCATTGTGCCATATGCTTGTGATGTTGAATACTTTACTAAAAAGTATGGAGCTGATATTGCAAAGGCTAGTATCAATTGGTGGAACGATTTACCAGAAAATATTAAAAAACAAGTATCTCCTAGAAGACTTGACTATGCTTTGCAATTTATGAACAAAGGTATTCCTCTAGAAGATATTCTTCCTAAAGACAGCAACATTGGTAAGCTTAGACAAGATATAAGCAATGGACCAATTGATAAGAAACTAGCTAATCTTTATGAAGATAAAAACAAAAAAGAATCAAAATTGTTTTTGAATGTTGAAAACAATTATGATGCAGCTATTAAAATAATCAGGAACAATGAAAAATATATGGAGTTCTTTATTCCTCTTTTAAGAAAAGATAAAATATCATTATTGATTGCTGATGAAAACTCAGAGATATCTGATTATATTTTGAAAAATAAAGATAACTATCTAGAGTTTAAGAGTGTTATTGAACAGATATTAACTGCTGGTTCTAATCCTAAAGCACTGATGAAAATTAGATCATATCTTCCTAATGATGTTACTGAACAAATAGTTGAAAACAAAACAGCAAAAAATAAGGTTGTAGATCCATTGTCCAACATGGAATACATAAAATTAATGTTATCAACCCCCGAAAAGGATCAAATAAAAATTGTATTGTTGAATTTTCCTGATAATCCAGATAATTGGGCTAGTGAAATGACTATGCGAATTATCATAAACTTTATAGTTGATAAGTGGGAAGCTACTATAAAGCAATATGATTTAAAATTGCTTGTAATTATATGGAACAAATGTTACGACAATACGGATAAGAACAAACCATTGATTTCAATTAGTAAAGAATTTAATAAAAAATGTCATGACCTTGGTTTTGGATTAAGCATGAAAGGACTTTGAAATGAATAATGAATGGGAACAAATTAAAGAAAAGCTTGCTTGTCATCATAGTATTTTCTATAAAATAGTAGAAATTGGTAAACCTAGTTTTACTGATTCAATTTCTACAGCAGCAGTTCAATTTGACAAAGAAGGAAAATTTATTAATTTTCTTTTCAATCAAAAGTTTTGGGAAGAATGTAATGATTACAAAAAAATGTTTGTTGTGTGTCATGAAGCACTTCACATTGTGTTACAACATGGATCAAGGTTCCTAGAAGGAGTTGATAATAAAATTTCGAATATAGCCATGGATGTTGTCGTAAATCATTCTCTTACAAGAGATTTCGGTTTTATTAAAGAAGAGGTTGATTCAAACAATGAATATTGTTGGGTAGATAATATCTTCAAAGATAAAAAGTATTTAGGATTTCCTTATCCAGATGATGAATCTACTGAATTTTATTACAATGAAATTGAAAAGCAAAAGGAAGACAATTATAGTAACGGTAGTGGTGATGAAGTCAAAGGTAAACTTGTTGATGATCATTCAGGCATTGCAGATCAACAAATTGAAGAAGTTGTTAAGCAAGTTATTGACCAATTAGATGATTCTGAAAAAGAACAATTAAGCAATGCTTTGAACAATATTAACAAATCTGAAACTAGTATAGGTTCTTGGTTTAAGATAAATAAAATAGAAAAATCAAGAAAGAAAAAATGGGAATCAATCATAAAAAAATGGCAGTTTAAAACATTACGGTTTTCCGATAATGAAAAAGAACAATGGATTAGAAAATCTAGGAGAATGAACAGTTTTGATAATAGTTTGATTTTACCTTCAAATGCAGAAATTGAATGTTTCCATTTAGATAAAAATAAAATAAATATTCATTTCTTTTTAGATACTTCGGGTAGTTGTATCAATCTTGCAGAACGATTTTTTACTGCTGCTAATAGTTTGCCAAAAGAAAAATTTAATATTAGATTGTTTTGTTTTGATACAAAAGTAGTTGAAACAAATTTACAGTCACAAAAAATTTATGGTGGTGGAGGTACATGTTTCAAGATTATTGAAGATTTCATTCAATCAGAAAAAAATAACAACAAATATCCTGCTGCTATTTTCGTTATTACTGATGGAATAGGAAGCAAAGTCGAACCAGAACATCCAAATAGATGGCATTGGTTTTTAACAGAAAGGAATATAAAATACATTCCAAAAAAATCATTTTTTTACAATTTGGAAGATTTTGAATAATCAGTTTAATTGTAGAAAAATTTATCATTAAGTTTAAGCAAATGGTCTAAAGCCACTCCTGTCCATTCTTTGTATTTTATTGAATAATCAAAATCATAGCCAACAATATCTTTTGTAAGGATAAAAGCTAACCAAGGCTTGCGTGTCTTCTTCCAGCAAACCATAGGGTTCCTGCCACAACGATTACTATCATCTGTTACTTGTTCCATAAAGCTATCTAATTCACTATTACCTTTAATAAACACAGAACTCATGTCAATACTGTCATAACCTCCTTTGCTTTCAATAACAAACTTAAATCCTTTTGGAACAACAAGGTCACCACTAAAAATTTGTGTGGCTTCTTCTGTCATTTTTTCAACTTGTCCCCATCTATTGCCGCTTCCGATAGAACGCGTAAACGGCATATTAAATCGACTAGATAGAATCTTAGTTAATTCCAATTCTGTACGATTTCCTTTCTTTTTACCATTAACTTTCTTTGATTTTTTAGATTGTATTTCATCTACATCAAGACCAGAAAAATCATCAGTATTCAAGAACCACCTCTTTGTGCAACTTAATTGAATAAAAATTCTTACTTATAACATTATCATCATAAGTAAACTCACACAGCTTATAAGGACTTACTCTATAAAATTCGCATTCTTCCATAATTTCACTTGCTTTGTTATAATGAGATAGAGCTTGCAAAAATATTTCAACAGTTGAACAAAAAAATATTTGACCAATAGATTTGGTTAAATCAAAAAAATACAAAGGTCTTGCATGATTCCTATAAAGATAAAGTTTTATTTTATCATCTTCAACTTCACACATTGAAATTGCAAATTGACTTTTAGGAATAAGTCCTGTTAATTTAGAAAAAGATTTAATTGTTGGTTCTTGATTATTTTCCAAAAATCTTAAAAGTATTTCTGAGTCACACATCGATTCAGTATTAAAAATTTCTTTTAAAGAATCATATTCAGATCTTTCAACAACACCATTATGCATAAGAATTTTTTTATTATCTTTGCTTATAAATGGATGATTGTTTAGATTGTCTTCTGGGTCACCGCAATTTGCTGTTGCATGTCTTGCATGAATTAAACAGATTTTCATGTTTATGTTAATTAATTCTTGAAAAAACTGTGTTTTAACAAATTCGGATGAAGGGATTGGTTCTTTTTTAAAATAAGGATTGTTATTTTCATCAATGGCATAAAGCCCAGCAGCATGAACTCCACGATATTCAAGAATTCTGAATATTCTTTTTAACAAGTTATAAGTAAATTTGTTGTTAGTAGATTTCCCTATAAAGCCAGCAATACCGCAAATAAAACACCTTCCTTTATGTTACTTCTGTGGATATTGGCTTATAGGGGCAGCGGCGGAGGTATCGAATCCACTTACTGGTGGAGCCTCTGGAGCAATGTCTTGAGTAGCAACATCTTTTGGTGTTTCTATCTCTGCTGGTTTTTGAGTAATTTGGAAAGCGTTAATTGGAACTCCCATCTTGCCAACTACTTTTTGCAAAGCCTCAATTGTGCTTTTCAACACTTCTTCAATATTATCATTTTCATCAATAGACTTTGCTAGAGCAACGGCACATTTTTGCAATGTCTTAAGAAACTTTCTGTTTTCATTTCCCCAATGTCCTTGGAGAATACCTCTAGATTTATTGACAATAATTTGACTATAACGAGTTAAGTTTCTTGTGCCAATCTTGTTTACTTCATCCGAAAGCTCTTGGGCAGAATTCAGAACATCACCAATTTCTTTGGCTAAGTAAACTTTGTTTTCGTTTAACACGAATTCTCTAAAATTAAAGTCTGTCATATTTCTATTTATTAATAAAGTATCAAATGTTTTTTATTAAAACCTTTTTATTACAGAAATTCATGTAATAAAAAGGTTTTAATACTTAGCAATTGACATTTTTATTTAACCACATTTAGACCAACCACAGGATTTACACAACACACACCCATCATTCCTTTCAACTTGACTACCTTGGCAAGAAGGGCATTCTTCTCCATGTACCTTAGTTCCATCTTTAATATACTTCTTAAGTGTTCTAGCAAGAACCTTGCTCAAACTAACAAGGTCACCCTTGGTCTTCTCCAGTTGATGAACAACAAAGCTAATATCAGCACCATGACGCAATGAAGTGCTTAACATTCGGCACAAAGCATCTCCATTTTCGTGATTACTAATATTAATCAAATTAAAGGATTCATTGCCAGCTTGGAAGACATATTTGCCTCTATTGAGCTTCTTAAGCAATCCTTTAGATTCTTTGCACTTAATCAATGGCTTGCCATCTTCTGTGTTCAGACCAGCAAACACCTCGTATGGTTCACCATCAAGAAGACCAACAACAACGTAATAAGGTTCACCTTTTACAATTGGCAAATATAATTCTGCTTCAATATCGGAAGGACGCTTTGGAGCATCGTTCTTTTTAATTTTTTCTTTCAATTCTTCTTTCTTAGGCTTTTCTATCAAAACTCCAGTACGACAATTTTTGCGATAGACTGTCATACCCTTGCATTTGTACTTCCATGCAGCTTCATAAATCTTAGCAACTTGTTCTTCTGTTACGTCTTCTGGTAAATTAACAGTCTTAGAAATCGCATGATCTACATATTTCTGTGCTTCAGCTTGCAATTCTACAGCTGCCACCCAGTCAATGTCTTCAGCACAGCAACCAAACCAAGGAGACTTTTTGAGATCCTTTTCACCCGTAATATCCATCCACATTTTGACTTTAGGATGGTATACTTCAAATTCTTGCCAATGATCTCCGTTAGGATCGACAAAGTCTACTCTTGCGTTCTTATCATTTGGATTGATTTTCTTTCTTCTGGTATATGGGAAAAGCATAAACAGAGGTTCAATTCCAGATGTTGTTTGCGTCATAATAGACACAGATCCTGTTGGAGCGATTGTCAGATTAGCAATGTTTCTTCTACCATGCTTTTGCATGTTTTCGTACAAAGTTGCATCAAGATCTCGTAACATCAAAAGAAATTCAGAATCTTTTTCCTTATTCCAATCCCATACAGGGAATGCGCCTGTTTTCTTAGCCATATCAACACTAGATCTAAATGACGATAAACATAAAGCTTTACAAATTTTACCAGTTACATCAATGCTTTGTCTGCTACCATAAGCAACACTTAAAGCAGCCATTGTATCGCCCAAAGCAGTCAATCCAGTGCCAGTTCTTCTGCCGTTTTCACACTTTTTATAAATCTCCTGCCACAATTCAAGCTCATTAGCCTTAATAGTGCTGGATTCCGGGTCTTTCTTGATCTTCTTGATGATTTCACTTACTTTTTCAAGTTCGAGGTCAATCATATCATCCATCAATCGTTGACAGATTACTGCATGTTCCTCAAATAATGCAAAATCAAAATATGCATCTTTGGTAAAAGGATTAACAACATAAGAGAACAAATTGAGAACCATTAA